TTGTATTATAGGTTTTTCTTATAGTATTTATAGACAACAATTATAGACTTTTTCCGTCTGTAATAATATGAGATATAAAAAAATAAATAAACATGATATAGAATTTTTAAAACTTGCTACGATTAATGCTCTAGTAAATTCTAAAATTACTTTATCAAAAAAAGATATAAAGATATTAATTAAATATTTAAATAAATTAGGCCTATAGGTTTTTTCTATAATACATATAGGTATATTTATTGTAATTTATATGTTATTTTTAACGCATGTTAAAAATTAATAACCCAATAACTATGAAAGGTTTTACCATGGATACTACAATTAAAAAAGATAAGTATGAACAACAAGAGGATTTATTAAAAGAATTAAAACAAAGATTAGAGGATTGCTGGTCAGGTGCTAGTCAGGCATTAGAGCAATTAGAAGACTTTTATTATGATACTGTTAATGATAAAAGATTAAATGAAAGAACTAGAGAAAGTCTAGAGCAATTTTTTGATTATCAACTAGCCGATATAAAAGACAAGGCTATGGATATTCAAGACGAAACTCAAAACGCAATAGATAGTTTTATAGAAGATTTTAATATAAATGAAAATGAATAAATATAAATTTTATTGTAGCACTATGAATATTATTAGTGCTATGATAAGATTTATTAAACATAATAAAGAGGTGATAAAATGAAAGTAAGATTTACAAGGTTATCTAAAAATAATAAAATAGGTTATATGCCAGTGACTACTAGTGAACCCAGTTCCTGCCCTAGTTCCTGCCCTTTAAAAGATAAAAATATTTGCTATGCAAAAAAGGGTAAAATGCGTATGATATGGAACGAAGTAGAGGCCGGTATAAGTAAGAGGCATAATACAAAATTTAATAATGATTATGATAGTTTTATAAAAGAAATTCATAAATTGCCAAAGGGTACTATCTGGAGGCATAATCAAGCCGGTGACCTAGCTCACACCGGTGACAATGAAAGTATTGATTTTGATTTATTAAAAAGATTAGTAAAAGCAAATAGAGGTAAAAATGGTTTTACTTATACCCATAAAACAAATAATGCTAATAATTTTGACAAAATAAGATATGCCAATGATAACGGATTTACTATTAATTTATCGGCCAATGATTTAGAGCACGCTGACGAATTAAAAAAGCACCATAATTTACCCATAGCCACTATTGTAGGCAATGAACCAGTTACACAAACACCGGCCGGCCATAAAGTGAAAATGTGTCCCAATCAAAAGAACAAAAGTATTAAATGTGAATTGTGCCAATGGTGTAGTCGTAAAGATAGAAAATTTATTGTAGGATTTTTAAAAGATTAATTAGAGGTAACTATGAAAAAAATAAGAAGTAATAAAAATGATTTATTAAATTATTTTATATATGATAAAAAATATTTAAGTAAAGACTATATAAAACAAGCTGAAAAGTTTTTAAAAGTTATAGGAAAAAGTAATAAAACATATAGATAGTATTATAAAATAATAAGAGTAAGATAAAAGCATGAATAATAAAAAACAAAAAAGAAAGGATAAAACAAAATGAAAATGAAAGATATGAAAAAATTTACAGAAACAGCTCATAAAAAACCTGTTCCTAAAGATGTTCAGGAGTTCTTCGAAGAAGAAAGAAAAGGAGTTAAAGTTGGAGATATGGACTTCGTACACTTCGTAAGAGCAATGAGAAAAGAGGCTAGAAAATAGCCTTTACATGGGGAGTGTCTCACTGGGTTGTGTGATTTATAGGAGTGATATCCTATAGAGTGAAACAGCATAGGCCGTTCCTAGAGTAATAAAAGATAATCCCTTGGAGTTAGAGCCAAGGTGTCTAGGTAGGAACTCTAACTTCCTAAAGATTGGTTCGAATCCTTTACTCCCCATGTAAGTGCTATAAAAAAATTAATAAAAAAAAAAATAAAATAGGAGTAAATAAAATGAATAAAAATATATGTTTAGAAGGACTTACTGCCTTTGCTTGGATATTAAATAGAAATAAATGTAATAATCTTAAAGAGGGATTAGAAACATTTATGAAAATACCTAATGAAATAAAGCAAGACTGTAAAAACCAAGTAAAGAATACACAACATAAAAACATAAATAATTTTATAAACTTTTGTATTACAAATAAAGGAGAATAAAAATGACAAAGAAAGAATATCAAAAAACATATATACAATTTAGAACTTTTATATATCAGGCAAAAAGAATATATGGTTACATGAGAATAAGAAAAGAAGGATTAGAAGGAGAATATATAAGACTGAATAAAAAAGATTTAATAGAAAGACTAGATACTATTTACATGTCAGGAGTAGGTGCAAATAAAGATATTCATGGAACTTGGATAGAAGAAATAGATACTGATGCTTTTAAGTTTCATAATAAAGAAGGCAAGGTGTGGTATTTTGGTAACGACTGGTTAGGAAGACCAGAGGAAATTTGGATAGATTAATTATAGGATATTCCTATAGCAGATATAGATAGACACAATAATAATAATTTGATAGAGTTTAAATATGATAAAGAATAGTAAAACAAAAACACTTATAAAGATATTTACATTACTTATTATAACTAATGGCAAAACACTTCTAAAGAAATTTAAATTTACTATTCTTGTCATACTTAATACTTATAATAGGGCTAGTTTTTTTTCTCCCTTCATTTACTCTAGCCCTACTATAAGTATTAATATGATACTTACTAGCAAGGCCGTAGCTAGTTTTAATATGGCTAAAATTAAGAGGATAATATAAAATGAATAGTAATAATATAGAAAAATTAAATAGATATGGTAACCCTATCAGAAATAAACATTACAGAACACAGTATCAGAATGTAGTTAGAAATACTGTTACTGGTAAATTTGAAACTAAAGACTGGTGGAAGTTACTAAAGAAGAAGGCCAGGAGTGGATTTAAAAACCTGGCCGTATTAGATACTAGATTATTCGATTAATTAATTTGTGGTGTGTAAAGGTAATACTAGTTTAGTACACTTAATTAGGAACGAACAATATGCAGACCAGATTCCTAGCCACTACTAAAATAAGAGGTAAACATGAGTAGATATAAAGATTATTTGATGGACTGGCAGAGTAGAATACATGAGATAGAAGGATATGAAAATAAAATATCTGAATCAGAATCTCTTGCAGAAACTGTAGACTTTGTTATAAATAAATTGAATCCTAAGTATGAGTTTGAAAAAGTAAATATACATGATGTAGTATCTGAAGACTGGGAACTATACTGGGAAAAACATAACGTGAGAGGTTGCTAATGACTAATAAAGAATTAATAAATATTTTAAGAAAATATCCTAAAGATGCTACTGTTCAAATAAATAGTAGGTATAACAATTTTAATGCTGAAGATATAGATAAAATTCATGTTGAAGACGAGCATAATGATACTGAAAATTTTAAAGGTCAAGTTTACATTGACTTGATAGGAGAATGAAAATGAATGTAGAATTAAAAACTATTAACTATGATAGTCTAAGCAAAGAAGATTATACAAAAATATTAAATGCTATTACCTGGTATTTAGATTCTAATATTAGGAGTAAATGGGTAGATGAATTTGTAAAGGTAGATAATATTGCCTTGCTAAAGACAATCAAAAGTGTTACAGATAAAATGATAAATGATAAACAAGGAGATAATAATGCAGTTTAATGATAGAGAAAAATTAATACTTGACTTTTTAAAAGATAATAGTGTAGATATAGAAGAGGTTATAGATGCTATTATAAAAGCTAATGGTTTTGTAGGAGTAGGTTTAGTCAGGCTACAAGATATTATGATAGGTGCAGTTAAGAAACATTTTAAACAAGAATCACTAGATAAAATAATGAATGGATAATAATATGATACAGAATAATATAAGAAGAGCAGAAGAGTTAAAAAAGATAACAAGTAGTGTTATTAAATTAAGAGCAGAATTAGAGAATGTTAATCAGGCATTACAGAAGTTAATAAATAAAGAGATACAAGAAATAGAAGAGGAAGACCGGTACTGGAATCAGCAAGCAGACCTAGAGAAGGAGAGTGCGTAGTGAAGTTAAGACCAGAACAAACTGTTAAGAATAAACTGATATCTATATTAGATGATATAGAGGAGAAGTTAGAGGAGATGCAGACAGAGGAGTATCAGCTAAACACAGAAGACTATGATTTAAATAAAGATTTATTCAAGTTACTGCGACTAATTGATATGGCAAGGAAGGAGTTAAAAAAGTGAAGTTAACAAAAGAACAAATAGATAATATAAAACAAACTGTATTAGACCTTGAAAGAAAGATAGAAGAAATGGAACAACAAGATTATATTACCTTTGATTTAGGTAAAGACCTACAGAATCTTTCTTATATGGTTGATGTATTATCAGTAAATTTATTTTGTAAAGAGAGGAGTTAAAGAAATGAATTATTGTTTTTATTTCTTGGCCGGTGTATTATTTATATCCGGTGTTAGTGTACTAGCAAGTACGACAGATGATAACAGTATTGTCTTTGGTGCAAGTATGTTATTACTAAGTGCCGGCAGTTTTTATTTAGGAGGTAAGATAGATGAATAAAAACTTTACACCGGAGGAACATTGGGAGTTACATCAAGGCCTATGGAGAGTGCTAGGTTGTGATATGGAATTAAAACATATGAATAAAAATACTGTTGTATATGTTGACAAGATAACAAATAAACAATATGATTATTTAGCATTAGGATATATAAAGGAGAAAAAAATATGAGTAAAATATATATCAGAAAAGTTTATGAAGATAGTAGATATACTATTTCTTTTGGTACAGATGAAGATGTTAAAGATTGGAAAGCTGAAGAGAAGGAGTGGATAAAGCAAGATTTATCTGTAGCTGATGATAGTATAGAATTACTTTGTGAATTTAAAAAAAATAATTTAGATGTAGTATTGCAAAAAATTAACGAGGAGATTAGAGATGCCAAAGAAAACAATTAAAATAAAAAATAAACCTAAAGATAAACTTATTTATATCTATGGAGATGAGATGAATGAAGTATGGGAACACTTTAATATGACTGTAAGAGATGATGATGATAGGATTGTATTAAAGTTTGTTAGATTTGAATCAAGAGATTTTTACAGAAAGTAAAGATTAGATATGCCTAAGTTTACATTGTATGCTAAGAAAGTTTACTACTATCGCAAGGAGATTAATGCCAGAGATAGGAAGACTGCAAAAAGAAGAGGTGACCAGTATGAATCAGAAAGATTTTTTATTCCTACCGGTGAAGAATTTTATATAACAAGTATAGAGGAGAATGAAGATGACAAAGAGTAAACCAAAATTAAAAGTAGTAAAGCTAGATGATAAAAGGCCACTAGGAGATGAAGAACAAATAGAATTAGTAACAGAAAAAGTGTTTGACTTGTTTGATGATATACAAGATAAAGCAACCATACCTAATACTATTATTGCATTACAGTTGTTAGTTACAGACCTGGCCTTTGATACTGCACCAAGTAATACAGTAGCATCTAGTATGTTGTTAGATATTATTAATCATAGATTAAGAAATGAAGTAGCAAAGGAGTGCCAAGATGAGTAAATATACATATATTGTAGAGGAATCCACTTATGATTCCAGGAGATATACAGTAAAGTCAGATAGAAAGCTAACTGAATCAGAGTTACAAGACTGCTACATAGAAGCCGGCATACCAGATGAAGGAACGACTACTAAAGTTGATGAGATACCTAATGGTAAAGTAAATGTTACAGTTTACTATGATGGCACAGACTATGGAGATGATGGACAAATGGAAATAGTACAAGGAGAGGAGGATTTATTAGATGATTAAATATATTATATACACACAAAAGAACTGCACCTATTGTGCAGAGGCCAAGTCTTTATTAGATGATGCCGGCGAAATATACGAGGAGAGAGAACTAGATACTGCAGAGAAGGTTAGGAGATTTAAAAAGGCCGGACATACTACTGTGCCACAAATTTTTCTACACATAGGAGGATTCCACGAACTAGAGGATTACTTCTGTGGAGAAGAGGTATCATTTAAACCGGATATAAAGCTCGTGGAGGACACTAAACCACCAAAGATAGGTGCATTATCCGGAGAGAAGAAAGTAATATCCTTTGCAGAAAAAAGAGCATTAGTTAAAGGTAGAAAACTATTGGAGGATAAAGATGAGTAAAAAAATAAAATTTAATGATAGTTACAAGTCTAATGCTTTAGAATATAGTGTTGATGTAATTAATACTTTATTAAAATCTCGTGGTATTAAAATAGATATAACCTTTCTTGAACATTATGATGGTGATGATGTTATATCATTTGAAGATTCTAATGATGATGGAGAGTTTGTTTGGGAGATGAAAGTAAAGGAATTAAATGTATGAGTAAAGAAATATTAGAAGCAGTAAAAGAAGCTAGTATATCTATAGCCTGTTGTTTAGACGAACCTAATAAAGTTACTAAAAAAGATTTAGAACATATACAAGACCAGATAACTAAAATAGAAAATTATTTAACACCTTTTTATTTAGAAGAATTAGAGGAGATGAAAGATGAGTAAAAAAATTCAATGTCAAAGAGAAGGTTGCACTAATGAAGCATACCCAGAGGATATGGAGAATGGTGCATCTAATCTTTTACTATGTGATGATTGCTATACAGAAATAAGATATTTACTTGCAGATTATTTAGAGATACACATACAAGATATTAAGATATGAGAGTTGCACAGAATGATTATGTATGATATAATTAACGTAGATACTTATATGACAAAAATAAAACCTATAGTAAGAGTACCAAATATTGTGGCAAAAAATTTACTTGACACAAGATATAGGCAGAGGATTGTCAAAAATAAAAAGAAGTATAACAGAAAGAGAGATAAAAATGTACTTGATATCACAACACTTATTTAAGTCCAATAAATTTTTAAAAAAGTGTCCTTGGACTGAAAACTTTCCAGTCGACCAGTTGGTTGATGAAGATAATACAATATTAAAATTTGAAACAAAAGAGGAGGCCATTGATACTTTGAAGTCGTGGGGTGTTGATGTGAGCATTGCTCTTCAAGAAGGTGTAAAGATAGAGAGTGTAAATTAATGTGTGAAGTATTTATGTTATACTACCTTTTAGGAGGAGTAGTATTAGGAATGTTTATAATTTTAATAGCATATATTTTAGCTAGATAGGAGGCAAAATGTACGACCCAGTAGTAATACAAATGTTAGAAAAAAATGTAAGAGATTTACAAGAACAATTAAGAACATCTTATGTTAGAATAAAACAATTAAATGAAGAAAATTATAAATTAAGAAGAGCATTAGGAATAGAAAAAGACAATGGCAAAAACATAACGAACTCTTCAGGAGGAGTATGGTTAGGAGATGCACAGATGCCTGATGCAGAGCATTTAAAAGATGGATAGGAATAGAGAAAGAAGATTAAAGGCCACCGGTAAATGGTTTAAAGAAAAAACAAAGCCTAAAAACTTGTGGGTTAATAATATCTTTCCGTTCTTACTATTGATTAGTTTATTTTTTTTAATTTATAATAGTTAGGAGTTTAAGATGAGTAATCTTTGGGATAAAGATGCAAAGAGATTGTATCGAAAATTATTTAAAGAGTACAAGAGAGAGGGTTGCTCTAATGAAGAAGCAAGAAGATATGCTGAAAATGATTGTAGAAATAGTATAGATTTAGATATTTTTTCAGCAGAAAAGGTGTATAAAAAAACATTAAAAGATTTTGATTGACATGAATCATTTATTGTATATAATATATAAATATTTTAATATAATAATTAATATAATAATTAATATATTTATTTTATTAACATCATTATGGATTTTATATGTTTTTATTATGATGTTTTATTATACTTTTAAATAACTTAGAAAGGAAAATACATTGATAGGATTAGAATTTTTATTAATATACACAGCAATATATACTGTCATAGGTTTAAATAATGCAGTAGGTATGATGTAATGCAGACTAAGTGGATAAGCAGAGGGAAATGCCCTTGTGGAGAATCAAGTAATGGTTATAACATTCATGCTGATGGGCATGCCTTCTGCTTTTCCTGTAACAAAAGATTTAATAACGTAGGAGAGGCAAAAATGGAAAGCAAAGTAGTAGAAATAACAAACAAAGTTTCTAGTACTGGTGATTATGGGAGTATATCTGATAGGAGAATATCAGAAGGTACTGCTAGAAAATATAGAACTAAAATAAAAACAAATGGTTCTATGATTTCACATCACTATTACGAATATTTTAATACAGAAGGTAGCCACGTTGCTACAAAGATTCGCCAAGTAGAAGGTAAAAGAATATGGTCTCAAGGAGATATGAGAGATGCCTTGCTCTTTGGCCAGAATTTATTTAAGTCCGGTGGTAAATATATTACTATCACTGAAGGTGAGATAGATGCAATGTCTGCCTACGAAATGTTAGGTAGTAAGTGGGCAGTAGTATCAATCAAGAATGGAGTACAAAGTGCAGTACAGAATTGTAAACAGCACTTGGAGTACCTAAATAGTTTCGATAATGTTGTCGTGTGTTTTGATAACGATAAACCTGGTATTGAAGCATCACAGAAGGTTGCTCAATTATTTGAACCTAACAAGTGTAAGATTGTAAGACTAGACCATAAAGATGCAAATGAGTATCAGAAGATGGGCAAGTCAAAAGACTTCGTGCAAGATTGGTGGAGTGCAGAATCTTATACACCGGCCGGCATAATGAACCTTGCCAAGCTAGGAGATTCATTATACGAAGAAGATTATTGTGAAACTATTCCCTATCCTTGGAGTGCCATGAATGAAAAAACATATGGCATGAGAACAGGAGAGTTAGTTACATTTACTTCTGGTGCCGGCATGGGTAAGTCTTCAGTCATGCGTGAGTTAATGCATCATATTCTTAAAAACTCTAATGACAATATAGGAATACTAGCATTGGAGGAGAGTACAAAGAATACTGCCTTCAACATTATGTCAGTGGAGGCTAACCAAAGATTATACATAAAAGAAATACGTAATCAATTTTCAAGAGAACAATTAAACCAATGGCAGAAAAATACTATTGGCTCTGGTAGGTTCTTTGCCTTTGACCATTTTGGTTCAATAGGTAATGACGAGATACTATCCAGGGTTAGATACATGGCAAAGTCTTTAGATTGTAAGTGGATATTCTTAGACCATTTATCTATCCTAGTTAGTGGGCAAGACGAAGGAGATGAGAGAAAGTCTATTGATGTATTGATGACTAAGTTGCGTTCATTGGTAGAAGAAACTGGAGTTGGTTTACTATTGGTATCACATCTTAGGAGACCATCAGGAGACTTAGGACACGAGAATGGAAAGGAAGTTACTCTATCACACTTGAGAGGGAGTGCAAGTATTGCTCACCTATCTGATAGTGTGATTGCTTTAGAAAGAAATCAGCAAGCAGATGATGATGTTATAGCATGCACCACAACGATTCGTATATTAAAGAATAGATATACTGGAGAGACCGGTGTATGTTCTTACTTGCATTATGATAAAAAGTCTGGTAGAATGTCACAAATAGACAATCCATTTGAAGATGAATTTAACGAAGCACAAGGAGTAATATAAATGTTATTTAAATTAATATACAAAGACAAAAGTCCTAAAGTAAAACGAACAGTAGAACTAGAAGGTACATATACACTAGATGAAGCACGAGAGAAACGTGCTTGGTTAAAAGAAACTTATAATTGGTATAGTCCAGATGTTCGTGTTCTTATAGAGAGGGTAGAATAAAATGAAATGTTGGCATTGTGGAACAGAATTAATATGGGGTGGAGACCATGACCTTGAAGAAGAAGACCATTACGATATTGTTACTAATTTAAGTTGTCCTAAATGTGAAACACATGTAGATGTATATCATAAGTTTGAATTACCTACTGTGGAAAAACAAAAAGAGTTATTTAGTGAACAAGAAATGTGGAGTCATTATTGTCCAGAAGAACAATCAGAAATGGAGATAGGAAAAGGAGAAGACTGCAGTTGGTGTGGAGCAAATGAAAGTAGTTCTTGATATTGAAACAGATGGATTTAATCCTTCTAAGATACACTGCATAGTAGCAAAGGATATAGATACAAATATTACATATGTATGGGACTCATCTAATATGTATGGTTTTAAAAACTGGGCAAAGGGTGTAGATAAATTTATTATGCACAATGGTTTATCTTTTGATGCACCGGTATTAAATAAATTATTAGATGCAGAGATACTACCAGGTAATATTGTAGATACTTTAATATTATCTCAGTTGTTTAATCCTATTAGAGAAAAAGGTCATAGCCTGAAAGCATGGGGAGAAAAACTAAACATGCTAAAAG